TAATTGGCGATCTATTATCTAAGTAAATAACCTCTCCTGTAGCGTTATCAACTTCTGGATCTGTTAAACTATTTATACTCAAACTACTCTTACTTTGAGTGGTATTTGTTAATGTTGAATTAACTGTTATTGCCGGATTTGTAGATGTTAAATATATATTTTTGTTTGTTGAATCTATTTGTATAACAGTAAATGAACCTCCATCGTTTGATGTAATAATATCATCTATTGCATAATCTGATACTGATGCTACATTAATTATATGACAGGTTGTAGCTGTGTTTGTTGTATATGTTACACCTCCAGGTGTCTTAACATTTTTTATTAAAGCAATTTGTCTAAAGTCATTGCCTAATATTAAATCTCTATTATCATTGTCTGAGAATGATACTGTTACACCCACATTATGAGCAAATAATTCTCTGGGTGCATTTGAACCATGTCCACCTTGAGGTGATACAATAGCTCTAGCTGATGCTCCTGTTCCTGGAGCTGCTGTGTTTGTAATAACTATGTCTGCATAAGAATATCCTGAACCTGGATTCGTTACTCTTATTTTTGTAATAGCTCCTGTTGCTGAATTAACATAAGCGCTTGCTTCTGCTCCTGAGCCGTCGCCTTCTACTGTACATTGTACATCACTTTCTGCATAGTCTTGTCCTGCTGCTGTTACAATAACTCTATCTAAAGTTCCGCTAACAGCTGCACCTTCTACGGCACTCTGTAATGTTGGAAGAGAATCTGCGTCTCCTAAATTAACTGTACCTGCTGCACCTGAACCTCCACCTCCTGTGAATGATACAAAAGCAAAACTATAACCAGAACCTGATGCTGATATTGTAACTCCTGTTACTGCACCGCCTGATATAGTGGCTGTGCCTGCTGCCAAACCATCTCCATCACCTTGAATTACTACTGTAGGAACACTAGTATAACCTGTGCCTCCTGCAGTTATAGTAATACTATCTACTTCTCCTGTAACATCATGTGTAGGATTTCCTGTTAATTTTCTTACAGGAATAAAATCCGCATCTAAAAATTTATTTTGATCTGATGCTGAGATTTGGAACATAAATTTCCAATTGTAATTATCGGATAGTTCAAATACAGATGTTCCTGTACTTGATGGTTTAACAGTACTTGGTCCGTTATTATTATTACTGATACATTTATATACTTTAAATTCATCAGTCATTATAAAAAATATACCTTCTGCAATATTGGAGGCTCCGGAGTATGTTTGTTGTGATGAAGATATATTATCGTCATACTCATCATACACCGTGCCTTGTGTCCAATTTGTTCGTTTAGCTAGTAAACAAACATCTGCAGAATCAATTCTTTGGGTAAACATCATGCTCCGTCTAAACGCTGAAACATAAGAATCATTATCGACAGGAAGTTCAGGGCTTGTGTCATCAGACCAAGCCTCTGTTCTACCTACGGCAAAGTGAAAATAGTCATTGTTATTACGAACATCTCTATGAAATGTCCTTGCTAATTCTACTCTACCTAGTCTGCGAAGTACTAGAGCCATTTATTTCCCTTAAGAAATTGTTACTGTCCAAGTAATTGTCATTGAGTCCGAAGCCCCTTTATTAACAACACTAAAAACTGTTCTACAAAGTAGAGAACCACCTGAACTTGCATTTAAAATACCTGCTTCTGTGATAGCTCCTGTACCTGTTCCTGCTGCAAAAGATGCAACATAAGCTACAGCATTTGCTGTAACAGTTGTAGAGGTTAATCCTTGTCTCGCTGCTTCTGTTCCAAGAGCCGTATCAGCAGCTGCTGCTGCTGTTGATCCTGTTCCAATAGCCATATGAGACATAGCTGTTGATGTTGTGTCCTTCATTCTGGACGCAATAAATTCAAGGCCGTCGTCAACAACAAGGTTTTTTACTTCCCTTGTGTCGATTACTGTGCCCTGAGGGTTTTTGATTTCAATAGTAAGCTTACCTGTAGCTTCTGATTTATCATTTTTAAACATTTTATTCTCCTAATATGTTTAGCTTATGTAAAGTTCCAACCGGTTCCTACATAATCCTCTGAAAGATATGTTGGATCTGCATAATCTTGTACTGATCCTATACCTACGTCTGTAGCTCCTGCACTATCAGCTACTGCTGGTTTGTTAAGTGCATTAGCTAAGGATTCTGCAACACCTGAGGTGTTATCTGTTATTCCTTTACTTGTATTTATACTGTTTATCGCTTCCGATCCTGTTAAAGATTCAGAAACTGGTTTATTTAATTGTAATGTATCAGAATCACTTACTGCTACGGACTCTGTTACATTATTGAAGTATGCTAATACTACTGTTTCTGTAATATTTGAAACTGCATTAGCTATTACTTTGGATACTGATAATACATTTGTGTCTGTGTTAGATGTTGTATCAGTATAAGAAACACTTAGATTCATTACATAACTTGAATCTTGTGCTGTACCAGTATCACTTAAGGCTCTCGAGAAAGTTGTATTTATTTGAGCAACCTCAGTTACTGATACTGTGTCGTTAGGATCTGTAATACTTAATATTCTTTCTACATTAATAGATTCTGTAGCTGTTACGGAACCATTACTTGTAGCAACATAATATTGGAAGTCCCCATTATCTGCTTCATCATTTGTATATGCTGAAGAGCCAGATGCTGGTGTCCAATAAGTATTGTTGAATGCCTCTAGGAATGCTTTAGTAAAGTGTTTTGCTGGGGCATCAGTTACTGATATTGTAGAATCAGTAAATGTTCTAATGAAACTAATATCTATTGCATCTTCTGCAACACTATCAGAAACAGTTAGAGTCTCCACAAACGCTTTGGAAACATCCACTATAAATTGATCGTCTCCTATGTTATAGTTATCGGCTGATACTCCGTCAGAGTCATCATTCCAATAACCACTTACACAATAAGGGTTTATGCCTTGATCTGTTCCAAGTACACTTTCAGTCTTAACTGCAGGAACAAAATGTATTCCATGAGATTCTGCTACTGTAGGTGCGTCTGTTATTGCTTTACTTACTAATACGCCAACAGTTTCAACTGTCGTTACTAGATCGTCGGCATCAAATATGAAGAATCTATATCCTGTAGATTCAACACTAAATTGTACATTAAAGTCTATTTCACTTTTAACAATTAAATCTCCAAACACTTCCATACCTGAAGGATGAACTGTATCTCTTATAGATCTATCCCAGGTTGTTTGTGCAATACCCGATTTAATTACATATGAATATGGTTGGTATCTGTTGTTGTCTGCCAGTACATTGACATCGGATAATTTACCTTGGTCGTTTTTATATTTACCTTCGTATGAAAATAGATATCCAGTTGTTAATGTAATGTTACATGTCTCTCCTGAGGGAGAAGTAATTTGTATGTCCGCTGTATCTTTAAGGAATGTTGATCCTGGGTTTACAACGGTAAATGCTGAAGGTAAACCTGCTGTTGTTATAGCTGTTATTCTTATATAGGCATCATTAGAGCCTCCTATAAATGTATAATCTTCAGCAAAATATCCTGAGATGGCGTATGCTTTTCCGTCATCGCCTGTTTCGTTTATAGAATATATTTGTCCTACTTTAAATCCTGCGTTAGCTTCTGAGCCAGTATAAGATTTAAATGATACGCCTGTTAATACTCTAACAACATATCCGTATATATCATCATCGGTGTTAGGTGCACCATCATCGACAACATATGATTTTATAGTTTCTAAATCTAATTCTATTGTAGGAGCACTTGTATAACCTACCCCTGCATTGTCTACAACAACACTTGTAATTTTTCCATCAGTTACTAGTGCGTGTGCTGTTGCCTGTGTTGTTATTGTATCGCCTGTTGCTGGGTAAATTTGTATAGGAGGCGCTGCGTTGTAGCCCGAACCTGAGGCAGTAACTGCAATACCTGAAACTCCTCCTCCGGAAACACTAGCTGTTAAATCTGCACCTGCTCCAGGGCCTTCAATAGTTGTTACATTAGCATCGTCGAATGCTAAGATTAACTCGAATCTTTGTAAGGTCAATCCATTTGTTTGATATGTATTCTTCTCTACTCTTCTTACACTAGCATTAACAGTTTTTGTAATTGTAACTGTACCAGTAGTTTCTTTATATCTAAGATCAATCTTTTTACCTTCTAATGAGAGGGGTTCTAAACTACCACCACCATGTTCTGCTTCTTGAATTTTAACGGCAGTTTCTACATTATAGATACCGTCTGAGGGTTTAAGTACATATTGATAAGGATATAATACTTCTACATTCTCATTAAATAATACTCTAAACCAAGCCTCTATAGATCGTTTACTACCTTTTGACTCATAAAAATCCTTTGCTCTTTTATAAAAGAATGATTTGTCTACGCTTAATAGTTTAGGAAAATCTGATACTAAAGCTCCTCGCCATTTATCTAAAAATTCTTCTTGAGCGTAATCTATATCAGAGACATAATTTGTTGTATTTGAATAATTACTATCCATAAAGGCATAATATTTTTCAATAAATGTTACAAAAGTAGGATACTCTGTTCTAATATATTGAGGTACTTGTTCCTTAATTAAAAAACTATTGTTTTTTGTTTCTAAACTAGAGGCGCTTTGAGCTGCGTCTAATACAGCTGTACCTGCTGCACCTGTTGCTGATGTATCGCTAGCATGAGGTGTTATTGTAACTACTGGTGCTGATGTATAACCCGTACCTTTGTTTGTAATAACAAACCCTGTTATCGCACCACTAAAAATTGTTGCAGTAGCTGTAGCACCTGTTCCATCACCACCAGCAATAGTAACTGTAGGAGCATTATTATACCCCGACCCTCCGGCTGTAACTGTTATAGATGATACATATCTATAAAATGATGGAATATAATCTGCCATTAAATTTCTTCGACTTCTTTATTAGCTGTTATTTTTATACCTGATGTTGTATTAATTGTAGAATTTAAAACACTATCATCTTGAATTAAAACTGTATTACGAGACGGTTTGGCAATAACTGCTGCTGTACTAGTATCTGATGTTCTAACCAATGCCTGTGTAGTAATATCTTTAATACTATCATGAGGGCGTACATTAATTCTTAAACTTGTTTCTGTTCCTAATAAACTTTTAATTTTCATTCCAGGAAGCTCTACAGTTCCTGTATCATAGTTTATTGTTCCTACTGCTTTTACAAGTGAACCGTCTAATGATACTGCATTAACTACTCCGGTTCCACTATATAAAGGTGCAACTACTGTGGCTGCTGGTACATCAACTAATGTTACTTTGCTTGTTGTGCCTGATGTTTCCAGGTTAAAAAATGTACTTGTTAATTCTCTTGGATTAAGTTTTTGATTAAATTTAACCGTATAGTTAAAGTCACTATCTAATACAACCTTAACTCTTTTTTGTAATCCTATTTGTATATTAGTAGATATAATAGCGGGTGTTTGTGAATTAATTAGATCGTGTAATCTACTATAATAAAAACTTTTATTTAATTTGTTTAGATAGTTAGTAAAATAATTTTCTATTTGTAATTTAATTGCTGTTTCTATTTCACCTTTTGTCAAAGATGTAATTTTAGGATTGTATGTAGATGTCACATCAAGTTGTAAGTATGTGTACTCTGGATCTACAAATTCAGGTATAATAGCTACAGGAGTTTTAGGATCAATAATACTATTCTTAATATTGTCTTTATCTTGATCTGTTATAATTTGTCCTGCAACAGGATTTAATGAAATAAATACCTTACCATATATAGGGGGATCGTTTTTCTCTCCTCCCCAAACTGCCACTGATTGTATGTTAGAGTTACTTTGTAATATTAATGATTTGTAATCTGATTCTGTTACTGCTCTATCTCTTGTAGCATTTAATCTTGGTGCGTTAAATCTAATCTCATCTACTGTTTCTTGTATGTTACCGCCCGATGCTGGACTTGATGTTGTAACAGAAACAGTCTCGCCTGATTGTGCTACAATACCTGCTACATTAAATGTGCTTGCACCATTAGGCGTAGTGCCGGAACTTGCAATATAATCTAATGAAACGATATTATCTACATCAAGTTTTTGTCCTATTACGCCGTCTCCAAATCTTACTTGTGTTAAACCATCTATTCCTTCTTCTATCCAAAATACTCTAGAATCTTTTTTAACATCTAGTATTGTTGTAGATTTGTTCCAAGTAGTTAGTGAAGTGTCTCCTAAAGATGTTTGTACTCTTGCTCGTATTGTCGATGCGTCTACACTTTTATTAGGAATAATATAAGGGCCTTGAGGATTTGCTGTCTCTACTGTAAATTGATTTGATGTTCTTACACCTTCTTTTAGTATTAAATTTGAAAATACAAATACCGTTACGCCATCTATTACTTGAGCAGAAGCTGTTACACTTTCTAAAGGATAAAATTGATATGATCCGCCACCATTGGCAGATGTAAATGCAGTATCTCTAGTTAGTTCTAAAGTCGTATCTGTAAAAGATGTAGGAGGGGTAACTGTAATTGTTACTGTAGCACTTGCACCTAGATATGATCTCGGTGTATATCCTAATGCCTTTGCAATAGATACTACAGATTCTCTTTTTACCGCAGTATCAATAAAATTTTCATTTGAAATCATGTGTGCTAACATACCATTGTAATGTGTGTTGTATGCTAACAAATCTATAAGTGTTGCTAAGCCCGAACCCTCAAAATTATAATCTGAAAATTCACTCTGTGATTTTAGAAAAGATTTTAAATTAACTTTTATATCTTCAAAATCTAACTCTGTTAAATTTAATTGTGCCATTATCGTATTCTCTCTAGTTTGACTTCTAATTCTTGTGGCTCGTTAATACCTATAACATAAAAATTAATTGTTACACCATATTTGTTTCCATCAATATCTGGTTCTATATCTATACTATTAATTTTTGCTCGTCTTTCAAAGTTTTTTAATAATGTTTCTATTGTTACTCTAATTCTATCTGATGTAAACATATTAGCGTTTTCAAATAACAAACCAGCTAAAGCAGACCCCAAGTCTGGCTGGAAAGGTCTTTCCATTAATTCAGTTAGTATTAAATTTTTCATAGACTGTTTAACAGCATTAACATCTAGCTTTTTATTAATATCACCCGTTATTGCATTTTTACCAAAAGCTAAATCGAAATCCTTATATAGTCTAGTTATTTTTTGTCTTTGTACGGCCATATTAGTATTTATACTTAAAAGTCAAAGGTTGGTAACTCTATATCTAAAAAATCATCGGCTTGTTTTTTACTTATAACCTTAGTGTCTACTCTAACACCATCTAAGTTGAAAGTACTTGTATCAGGTAATTTTCCTTTTCTAATTAATGCTACAGGATCAATGTCTGGAAAGGATGTTGGTACACCTTTTACTTCTACATTAACACCCTGCATGTCTACATTGGGTACCAGTTTACATATTTGGTCTATATCCATTGCACCACTTCTTAAAAGATCTGCCAAATTATCTATATCAACATCTGTGCCTTGATACTTATTTTTCATTGACTTCAGTTTGCTTGCTATCTTAGGAGCTTGTAATATCCCTAATGTTGTCAGTGCTGCTAATTCTTTAAACTGATCTTGTAATGGTAGTTGATCAAAGGGTAAGTCTGGAAGGTTGATTGAGGGTATGGCATCATTTAATTTATCCATAACACCTTGAGCTGCTGCCTCTGCCTTCTCTGCTATATTACCTAACTCCCCTATTGGTGAATTCATAACTGCAGCATCAAATTTTTCGTTTAAAGCATCTACTTGATCTGCCGCCCCTGCCATTGCTTTACTTAGTCCGCAACTCATTTTGTTCTCCTATGTTCCTGATGTTGGTGATTGTGTATCAACTGATTTATCTCCGTCTGGGTTGGTACCACCTGTTTGTCCATGTGTATGTGTATGTAATGTCACATTGTTAGATGTAATATTTCCTGCAGGCCCGTCTATAGACATACTTGGCGAATCAATAGTCATTGAAACATCTGCATCCATATCTAAACTTGCAAATGTTTTTATTGTTTGGTCTCCCTGTGATGCCAATGTACTTGTTCCACCTGCTCCTAATGATAGGTTGCCACCTACTTGCACATTACTATGACTTCCTATCTGATTAAATCTAGATCCGGACACCACTGTATTATGCGTTGCAGCAAATGTTTCTGTTACACTACCTCCTACTTTCTCACTCTTAGATTTAGCAACAGTTTCTTCTTGTTTTCCTACTACTGTTTGCGTATCGTCTAAAGCTACACGGACAGTTCTATTTCCTTTTATAGATGTGTTTTCATCTGTTATAACAGACTTAATATCATTACCATTAATTTTTGTAACTCTATCACCTAATACTGATAGGAAGTAATCGCCTTCTACTTCTTCATATTTGTTTCCTGTTACTAACATTTTAGCATCACCAATTATAGTTACATTACATGCACCCCTTATAAGAACATTTTTATCTTTTGCTACAATCTCATAGTCAGAGCCTTTAATTTTATTTACTCTTGTTCCGTCTGCCTGTATTTCCTCATAATTGCCTATAGGATGATAGAAAGCATATCTTTCATTTCCTCCTGTGTTATCAATTTCTGTAGTGAACCCTGATTCTGTTTCTCTAACTTGATTATAAGGATACATGGAAGTATATGTTCCTGGTTCTTTAGGAACCCCTGTGCCTCCTGATTTTAGATCTGATAATGCGTCCCAATATTTTGGAGTAAACTCTTCCATTTCAAATGTCGTATAAGGACCCTTGCCTCTAGCATATGGTTCTTCCCATTTTTTACCTTCATAATCTATTCCTTCTTTATCATCTAATATTTGATCTGTTTCTACTGAAGGTGCTGCCGCTGTTCTTATATCTACTTCTCTTTCTGCTCTTTTTGTTTGTAGTGTGTAATGTGTTTCCGCTGCTGCGTCTCTGGCAAGTCTAGATATATCAGGTTCTCCTGCACCTGCCAATCCTGTAGGAGCAGGTTCATCAAAGCCTCCTCTAGGATATTGTTTATTAGGATCTCGAAACCCTTCGTCTACAAATATGTCTTCATTCTTTTTTGCTGGTAGACCGGATATAGAACCTAATATAATAGGCATTTGTGCTTCATCTCCATCTGAGAAAAATCCTATTACTGTTGAACCAGGTAATAGATTAGGGTTCTCCATAATTCCAGATGTACTTGCATTTGTAGGATCGTTTACAACAGGCGCATAAGGCAAATCCTTAGTTGGTAGAATTTCTTTATCTGGAGTATGATACCCCATAATTCTAACTCTATATCTTCCTGTCTTTGTAATGTCTGCTCTTGATTCTACAACACCTACCCACCAAACAAAATCTGGGACATTTAATCTATCATAATTTTTTAACTTATTCATCTCTTGTCTCCACTTCGCCCATTGATTCTGGTACGCCGTTCTTCATAATTTCCATTTTCATAACATGTGCTACTGTATCTATTTTATGTCTTATTGCTGTAATTATATATTTTCCTGATAATTGTCTATCGTATATATCATCGAAACTTAAATCTGCTGTTTTAGATCTAGGTGATGGATATTGTATGTAAATCATATTACCACATTCTATATCTGTTCTTCCAGGCACATCTATTTCAAACTGATAATCTTTAAAAGAATTAAAATAATTATCTCTAAATAAACTTGATCCTATAATATTTTCACTATCAGAATTGCCTGTTTTAGATCCTGGTATGTTTGCTGTTTGTGTCATATTGTTTACACTATTTAATAGCTTTAGTGTTGTCATTGAGTAAGGATTTCTTTTTATTCCTTGAGGTACGGGGATTCCTTCATCTGTATGAATAAATTTTCCAAAATCTTTTCTAACATCAATCTCAGCTTCTAAAGTTTCTTTTGTAAATATATCATATGCTCTTACGCTTTGTGCATAGTATCCTGAGTCTTGTCCATCTATAATGTCTATAGTTCTAGGTATTTTCATTGCGTCAATTTTACACCAAGGCAATGGCAAAGGTGTACCTATAAAACTATCCCCTGAACTTCTATGTTTTACCTTTAAAGATGAAGGAGAATAAACATATTCTTCAAACACATTATCCTTACCTTCTTTAATTAATGCTTGTAACGAAGTAAAATAAAAGCGTTTGTTGGATTCATAGAATATAAAATCTGCTCCTCCATATTTATTGCCTCTAATATATTTAGACATAAAATCGAAAGTTTGTACGGGTGTCCAGTTGTTGGCGATAAAACTTATATTAGAAATATGAGGAACATCTCCTATGAGAATACCTGTAGGGTCTGTTCCTTCCATTGGGCGTCTTGCTTCTACTATAAAATCATCGTATATGTCTTTTATAATGTCTTCAGTATTGCCTTTATATCTTTTAGATAGTGTATGTGTTTGATCTGACATCATTTCTACAGAACAAAAGTTTAGTATGTATAATTGTTCCCTATCATTATTTAAAGATCTGTTTTTGATAGAATATATTTGAAATGATTTATCTATAATATTCTCTGGATGGTCCTCGAAAGTATTAGTTCTTAATTTTATTGTTATTAACTCGCCACCCATTATAGGAGCATTTGTTATAAAGTTAGTTGCATCTTTAAGAGCAATGTTTCCTGTCAAAAACTTATTCCATATATCTTCATATATGTTTATTTCTGCGAACATTCCTTCGTCTTTAAGATTGTAGTCTGTGCCATCGTGTGCCGTAATAAACAGTTCGTCTATTGTTACATCACCGGGCTTTATTAAAACTTCCTCGGCCATAATATTATTTCACCAATTTTTTATACTGTGTTACGATGTCCTTTAAAAACTGTTTATTCAATAATGTAATTTGTCTTTTCTCATCGTTTAATTCTGTTTCATAATCATAATTTGAAACTGGTTTAATTGTACCTGCGCTTAATTTTGCTGCGTCCCAATCAACGATTAAATTATTTGTAGAATCTACATAATGATGTATTGCCGATGCGTTACCTGAGCCATACTTATCTTCAACATAGTCTACTAAACTTCTATGGGATAGTGGCCATTCGGATCTAACATCAATAATATTATTAGATAATAATACAATCCAATGATATTCCATTGAACCATAATATTTGTATGCTATATGTTCTGGTTTATCTCCATCTTCTACCCATACATCTTCTAGTAATTGTCTGTTCTTAAAAAATTTATCTAGATGTACACGACGAAATATGTCAGGAACAACAGCTCCATGAAATTTTCCTGTTTTGTCTTTCCAAGGATAAATCATTCTAGGTAGTGCTTTGAAATACATTAAAATTCTCCTTTGCCTTCTTTTCTAGCCTCTCTTATTCGTTTACTTGTAAGAGTTTCTAGTTCTACAAATTGTAATTCCATAGTTGTTTCTGTTGGCATACCCTTTGAATTTTTAAATGTGTTTAACATTCCATCCGGTCCATAAGTTACTTTACAATTTTTTAAAGCACATGTAGATATTTTAGGTAAATTTGTGTTTATTTCAGATGTGTTATCATCTACTCTACGATGAAACTCTATGGAAAACTCTGAAGGATAAATTAACATCATGCCATCCTCACTAACATCTGGGTGCATATTTTCTTTAAATAAACTAATAATAGCTTGAACAGATTCAGCTTCTTTTTCGTTCTTAGGAGAAAATTGATATTGAAATGAGAACTGCCTGAAACCCATAGATTTAAATAATTGTTCTTTGTATGGGTTTCCTATCTTCTTACTTGTTGCTTCAAACAAACTACCTAGATCAAAATCTCCTACACCCACCGCTGAAGGTACATTGGCAGCTGCTGCTATAGCTCCTCTACCACCAAGTTCCATAGCATCAGTATTCATAATATCAAAGGCACTTCCTGAAGCCGCTCCTATTTGACCTGCAAAAGGTCCTAGGTCTGTTTCGTCCCAATTAGCTGTATACGCTGCTATAACGGATTGAGGTACATAGAGAGATATAGATTCTTTTAATTTTACTGTTTCCTGATTATCATCTATTAATGCCATTCCCACTGATGCAACGGTTCCTGTAGCAATACCTTTACCTATCTCCCAGTATTTACTAACATTCTTTCCAGAAGTTTTCTTACCAGCATAATAGCCTCCAACTGTTCCTGCTATAAAAGATGCTTGTTTGGTTATCTTTTCGTAATTTTCTGCTTTGGATCTATTTTCATTTGCTCGACTCTGTGTATCTTCAGCAGATAAATTTCCATAGTCTCGTTGTCCCTTTGCTGCCGTAATTTTTTTAGCAAAGATATTAAACTTAACCATGTTAGGAAATCTTTTATCACCTAGTTCTTGAGGATATTGATATGCTTCAAGTGCCTTCTTGTCCGGTTTGAAGGTGCCCTCTTGCAAAAAGTAATTCAACATTAAATTCTACTCCTATAAATACTTATTTAACATTATAGTCTTATTTATATGGTTTATGCCAAAGAAATATACAAAGGAAAGTTTATTCCTAAGAACCCTACGAAGTATCTCGGTGACTTCAACTCAATAACCTATAGATCTAGTTACGAACTAAAATTTATGAACTGGTGTGATCGTAGTAACTCTATTAAAGGTTGGGTATCAGAAGAGATTGCTATACCCTATCGCAATCCATTAGACAATAAAATACGCAGATATATGGTTGATTTCTATATAGAAGTACAAGAGAAAGATAGTATAAAGAAGTATTTAATAGAGGTAAAACCTGAAAGATTTACAAAAGCCCCGCTCCCAGGCAAAAGAAAAACTAAAAGATACTTACAAGAGATAGCACAATACGGAGTTAACGAAGCTAAATGGATAGCTGCTAAGGATTTTTGTAAGTCTCAAGGCATGGAATTTAAAATAGTTACAGAAAAAGAACTCGGTATCTAGTATAAATACTTACATGGCTACACCATTCAAAGATATAGAACAAGCAGCAGGTAATAGACACCAGGACAAATCTGTTCAATGGTATGTTCGTGCTGTTCGTAATTATGCAAGAGGAGTTAATACTTTTCAAGAAGCTAGCCAAACAGATTTGGGTAAAGAAGCAAGAACTTTAACAGTAGGAAAAATGTATATGTTTTCTTATGACCCTAAGACAAAAGCTGATTTACCATATTATGATACTGTTCCTTTAGTTATAATTACAGAACCCATGCCTAATGGATTTAGTGGTATTAATTTACATTACTTGGCTCCTACATTAAGAGCCAATCTTTTAGATAAAATATTTCCAGCACAAAGAAACTTAACAGATGAGAGTGTATTTAAGGCTACATGGAGTTCATTAAGAAATTTTAGTAGATTCCCCGAAGTAAGAGGGTCTGTTAAAAAATATTTAACACCTCATATAACAGGAAAGATGATAGAAGTAGATCCTAAAAATTGGAAAGCAGCTATATTTTTACCTGTACAGAACTTTGTAGGTGCATCAGATAGAACAGTATATAGAACAACAATGGAAAAACCAGAAAGAAAAAGACGCGGGTCTATTAATGTAGGGAAAGTATAATGCCAGCAGGACATAAATTAAAAGATTATATAGAAGATATTAAATCGCGTACCTTTGCCAGGGCGGATAGATTTGAGGTTACTTTTAACCTAGGTTCTTTGTCAGGAAAGTTAACTGGAGATTCTAAGCAAAAAGTAAAAACAGCGCAATTGTATTGCGAAGAAGTACAGATTCCAGGTATGATATTGAGTAACAAAGAATTCAATATTGGCCCTTGGACTTTCTTTAGAAATACTAAAGTTGGATTCCTAGGAAACGAAATTAACTTTACATTCCTAACAACAAATGATTGGGAATTAAGATCCTTTTTTGAAAACTGGATATCAGCTTGTGCAGATACTAACAGTCAAGAACTAGGTTATATAGATGATGTAACTTGTACTATTGACATTGCTACTTTAAATTTACAAGACAATGTTACAAAGAGGTGGCGATTGTATGAAGCTATGCCAAAGGTTCTAAACTTAGTACCTATGTCTAGTGGTACAGTAGCACCAATTAGAAATACGCTAATTGTCTCAGCAGCGTATTGGGAATCTAGTGATTCTAAGAAAGGAGATGGTATAGAAGCTTTTGGAACAAGTCCTTCTGATAGATCTTCTATAGCAAATGAATATGATCATGGAGAGGGTTCTTCAGGATCTTAAATAATTAATAATGGAGAAAATAAATTATGTTACCTAAAATAGATACGCCAGTATATGATACTACTCTTGCGTTATCTGGAGAGACTGTTAAATACAGACCCTTTCTAGTTAAGGAAGAAAAGATTCTAATGCTAGCAAGTCAAGGTGAAGACTACAAAGAAATGGTACAAGCTTGTGCTCAAGTTGTAGACAATTGCACATTCGAGAAATTAAATGTCGAGGATATGCCAATGTTTCAATTACAGGACTTGTTTGTAAAAATAAGAATGGCCTCAGTTGGTGAGGAACAGGATTTTAATCTTGTATGTGGTAATTGCCAAGGCACTATAAACTATACCCTAGATCTAAAAGAGATGGGAGTAGGCGATCTTAGTGGCATCGCAGATAAAGATATAAAAGTTAATGATGACTTTGTTATAAAAATGAAATTTCCAAGTGCAGTGAAAGTTACACAGGAAGAAGGGCAAACAGACATCGATACTATTATACATTGTATAGAATCTATTGTTACTGAAGAAGAGGAACAATTTATTAAAGATGTAAAAAGAGAGGAAGTAGATAATTTTATTAATGATCTTCCTATTGATGTGTTTGAAAAAATGAGAGCATTTATTAGATCAATGCCTGTATTACAGAAGTTGATTGAATATAAATGTCCACATTGTGATGAAGATCAAACAGTTAATATTAATGGATATGAACATTTTTTCGCCTAAGCCTTTCTCAGGAGAGTCTTGATAATTATTACAGGACTAATTTTTTGTTAATGCAGGAACATCATTATAGTTTAACAGAGTTAGAAAATATGATGCCCTGGGAAAGGGAGGTGTATGTAAGTATGCTTATAGTACACTTAAAAAACAAAGCCGAAAAGGCTAAAGAAAAGGCACAACAAAGTAGGGGTTGGTAAAACAAATGGATGACAAGAAGTTAAAGGGTTTAATAGATGAGGTTAAAGCAATTGGAGAAGCTGGCCAAGACATGGCTTCCTCTAAGGAACTACAAAGCCTTGAAGCTGCCATAAAAGAGGAAACTACCACCCTTCAAAATCTTGCAAAAGGCAACGATAAAAAGAATAATATGCAGATAGCCTATGAGGTTATTAAAGCGGGATTTGCTAATCGGAGGGAAAAAGAAGAAGAGAAGGCTAAGAAGAAGATTGTTGATGAGGATCGAGCAGCAGCACTAAAAAGAGATAAGGGTGGTAAAGCAGCCAGAGAAATTATTCTAGAACAAAACAAACTGACTCTAGAAGGGTTGAATAGAATTGAAAAAACTCTAGGTCTTATGAGTAAACAGGAAGGAAGAGGTGGAACAGCTGGAGCACCTTCTGGTAAACCCGGCCCTAAACCAACAGGACCTAAATCACAAGCAGAGAAAGACATAGATCAAGCAGCTAAGAATGCAAAGGAAATATCTGAGAAAGATAAAGCAATAGCTTCCAAGACTACAATAGGACAAGGCGATGGCGCTGCTGGCACAGGTAGAAAATTAGACACAGCGAAAAAGCGTAAAGGCTATGGCATGGATGATGAAGACTATGCCAGACAATATGAAAGAGATCAAGCTGCCTTAAAGAGAGAAGGTAAGGTTAAAGATGTAGGTGCTCTCTCCGCCGATGTTAAAACAACAGGCGAAAGTTTAAATAAAAGAAAAATATCTGGACAAGAATTTGATCCTAACATGGACATGTTTGATAGAACACAGAATCTTGTGTTTAGAGAAGACGAAGAATTAAAAATTGCCGGCAAGAATATTAAAAGAGCGGGTGATTATAAAACAACAGGTACTGCTAAATTTATTGAAAAAGGAATAGGCGTAGATGGAAAAGCTACAACATCTTTTGCAGAAACAGATCCTATTAAAGCATTGGCAGAAGATGTTAGAATATCTCAGGGTGTTGTAGGAACAACAAGAAACAGATTACAAAATCAAGGCTCACAAGGAGCAGCAGAATTAAATAAAAATATAGGAGCTAACGCAGCTGCTGTACAAAAGGCATTGGATGATAATGAAGGTGCCAAAACAGACTTAGGTGATGTTATAAAAGCATTGGGAGCAATGCAAGAAAATAAAGATCCTAGCAAACAAAACCAATTAAGAGGCGATGTAACTAAAGGTATAGAAAGACTTAAAATTACAGGCGGAGAAGACTTAGCAAAAATGCTAAACTTGGATGAAGTTAACAACAAATCTGCAGGTAAAGAAAGGAGTAAATCTTTACTTGAAGATGGTTTGATAGGTTCTAGTAAAGCAAATTCCATAACTAAAGCTTTCTTTGGAGTTAATCAGGGAGATCCTCTTCAAGCACAAGACTCTAAAGATAGATTATTTGGAACACCTGATAGTAAAGGCTTTAAAGGTATATTTGATAAAGGTAATGTAGGAAAAGATGCTGAGGGTAAAACAGGATTTGCCAAAGCAAAAGCTATAGGTGGAGGAGTATTTAATAGAACTCTAAACCAAACAATAGGTAGAATGAATTTATCAAAGAATGCTGTAGGGCAAGTATTTGATAAGTCTCGTATTTTTGGAGATGCTAATACAGGTGGACTTTCAAACTTTGAAAGCCTTCAAGGAGATCTTCAGTTTAAAGAGGCAGCGCAAAGAGATCTAGAAGTAGAGAGTCAAGGTGAAGCTCAAGGCAGAATGATGGGTACTGATACTGGACTTGGTATATATGATGGCCCCGAGAAAAAAGTTGACCCGGAGACAGGACTTTCTGTATTTAATCCTGATAAGAAAGATGAATGGAGAGAGAAAAATATTCCAGAAGAAAATAGAGATGGCTCTGTTGCTAAAGCCTCAGAAGAAAACATAGCTGATCTAGAAGCTACAGCTGAGAACACAGAATCTACAGCAGAAGATTTAAAAAAGTTAACAGAAGAAGCTACAACAGAAGGATCTATCTTTACACATGATACGCACTTAGAAGAAAAATTTGATGAACTTGCAGATGCTATTAAAGGTAAAGATGAAAGAACAGGACAAGACACAGAATCATTTGCAGAGAAACAATTAGACACATTAGAGCAAATGTTAGAGTCACTACAAAACATTGAAGCCGGTGGCATGGGCGGTGGTGGTGGTGATAACGGTGGCGGTGGCATGATGGATATGCTTATGGGCAATCGTAAGAACAAGAAAAACCGTAAGAACAAGAGAAGCAGAAAACCTAAAAGTAAACTAGGCAGATTAGCCAAAGGAGCAAAAGGTTTGATGAAAGGAGCAGGTGGGTTAGCCAGAGGACTGGGTGCAGCAGGTAGATTTATACCTGGTGTGGGCTTAGGACTTGCCGCTATTACAGCAGGTGTTGGAGCATTTAATCAGTTTGGAAAAACAGATGAATTTGGTGTAGAAGGCAAAGATGCAACATTAGGCATGAAAGGTGCTAGTGCAGCAGGTGGAGCTTTATCAGCACTAACATTTGGACTCGCAGATGCAGATACTATATCCAAAGGTATATATGGTAAAACAGGAGATCAAACACTAGAGGCACTTAAAGAGAAAGATCCAGAACTAGCAGCTAGAATAGAAAAGAGAGTTGCACAAGGTGAAAATATAGACGATGTTATTAAATCAGAAGATGCCAATATAAAAGAAGCAGGTGTTGATGATAGAGGATTCTTTAGTAAAGCATTTGATGCCAGTCCTATAGGCATGATAAAGAATGCAATTACAGATGCCACTACAACCACAGACTTAGAAGCAGGTATGGATCAAGCTAAAGAAAGTGGCTTGTATGACGAAAACTTTTTTGGTGAGTCTACAATAGATAAGGAAAAACTTAAAGACGCATCTATAAGTCAACTTAAAGCTATTATAAAAGATGATGACTTAACAGGTGAAGATATGCAACTAGTTAAAGATACTTTAGAAGAGAAAAGAAATGCTAAAGCTGAGATGGTGCAAAAACTAGAATCAGGAACATTAGATGAGACATCATTAAACGAAGCAGGCATTAATGCTGAAGGTAATCAAACAGCATTGGCAGTTGAAAATATGGGACGATTAAGTGGAGAAGCTACTGATATGGCTAACGCTCAACCCCAACCAGTTGTAGTAAACAATAACTCTACTAGTGCACCGGCAAGTGGAAAATCAGATGATAAGCTTATAGGTGTTATGGGTAGCCCAGGAATTAGAAACAATGATAGTACCATTCACAGAGCAATGGACCGAAGATTTACTTAAAGCGATTGAACTCTATCACGGAGTCTATTAGCTCTAGGTCCTACTTGTACAGCCCAACGACTGTCCATCATTTCTATAGAAGCTTTATTCCAATCTCCCTCATTGATTGCACCAATAAATTTCTTAAATTTACCTAGTCTAGTTCTACCTAAGTTAAACATCATATTAACAAGAACTTCTTGTAGTTCGCCAGGATACTCTTTCCAATTATCCTTAAACAATGCCTCACATTCTGATATAGATATATCTAAATCTTGTTCAAAACATTCTCTAACTCTCTCTTCTGAGATTGCTGTGCCTTGCCGTTGACCGTGTTCTACATCTGATTTTAAAATAAGATGTCCTACGCCAAATGTAGGATAGCCTAAGTGATCGTGATAGATCTCATATACGACGCCCTCGTCGATTTTTAACTGTTCGTAGACATTAGTCCTGTCCATAATTACTTCCCTTGTGTATGTAAAAATTGTTGATGAGGTTTAACGAAACAATTTGTTATGCTAATCCTCTTGTTTGTATATTTATGTCCTTCTTCAATAGTACTATGATCTAATATTTTTTCTTGTATTGAAGGTACTTGGTGTTCCAACCAAGCAGGCCATATCATTATGTCGCCTGTCTTAGGTTGTATTGTTTCTTTTAGTTCTGCTTTCTTTGTTCCTAATGTCCAAGATGTGTACATGTCTGATATAGGAGACTTAAATTGTATGGGTGCATGCTCCTCATCTGCTCTTACATAGTAGGTAACAATTAAATAATATTGTGTATGTGAATGCCAACCATAAGAATCTGTTTCATCAAAATAAGTATACCAAGCATAATTGTGCCAAAAGTTTTTTAAAGAATCTCTTAATTTAGAATCAGGTCCTTGTTGGAAATCATCATCTATAGGTTGTGTAAAGTAATAATAATTCATCACATGATCTTTTATTATTTTTTGTAATTCGCTCCACCCTTTCACACCTTCCATAGGATCTATTTTTAATTTAAATTTATGTTCACCCTCTTCTGTGTATATAGAAAGTTTACTTTTTTGTCTATCCCAGTCTTGTTTTTCTTCTTGTAGTTTTTCTATAGAATCTTGTAAGTCAGGAATAAGATCCATGCCCACATTGCTTACATGATATAATGGTAGTCCTAATATCTTTTTCATTTTGCTAATAACCAAGGAACCAAATATTTTCCTGTCGTGTCCCACTTACCCATAACAAGTTTGCCTGGGTTATCATGGTGATTTTTATGATAGTCTTCTCCTCCCATAAACAAATTAGATATTCTACCTAAATTTGTAGGAGTTCCTTGTGTACCACCATGTCCTCGCCAATTTAAATTAATCATCTGTAGCCAACTCCAACAAAACATGCACGCCAACCATACATTTAAATAAGGATTTATTAAGGCAAACAATATCCAATTAGCAAGATATAATCTCCAATAATGTTCTGTTACCCATTGAGCATCTTTATGTCTGGCATAATTTCTCATGAATACAGGCTTTGTTTCTCCATATCTACCTAATGCTAAGTTCCAAAATCCTATTTGTTTAGGACCATGAGGATCGCCTTCTTCATCTGTATACTTGTGATGATTTAAATGTGCTATTACATAATGTCCAGGTGGTGCCTCGCCTGTAAGTACCATGAAATACAACATCATATTTTTACCTAGCCATGTAGGTTGAAATTGATTATGTGTTAACCATCTATGATAACCTGCATTTGCTATTCGAGATACGAAGGATAACATTACAAATGCAAATATAAACTGTAATAATGTTGCACCTTGTATTAACCAATATGCCAGCCCACCTATTGCTACTGAAAACAATATAGCTAATTTAATTGCTGTCTTGGTTGTGTACTTCATATTACTATTTATTAGTCAAAAAGAAGGCTCCGTTAGGAGCCCCCAAAACTCTAGGTTTTATTTACTTTTCGTCAGCAAGCTGTTTAAAGTAACTTAAAGTATCATCTTCATCATCAGCAATTGCTGGCTCAGGAGTAGATACAGGTGCAGGAGCTGAAGCTTCTACAGAGGTTGCCTTTTGTACAAAGTGATCATCCTCAGCATCATTAGTTTGTGCTGAAATGGACTCTGCTGTAGGGACAGTCTTTGTTCCTAGAACCATGTCTAGTTTAGACTTCAACTCATCATAAGATTTAAATTGATCTGGAGACACAAGAGTACCTAAGTCATATTGTGTATTCCATATTGCTTCAATTTTAGCATCATCTTCTGCAATAGAAGAAGGCGAATCAAATTCACTTTTATCATAATTACGATAGCCTTCTACTTGTCGAATTTTTAGTTTAAAGTTAGCACCTTCCCAAAAGTCGAAAGGGTTAACTGGTTTCTCATCTTGAAACTCTGGTTTCAAAACATCTTGGATTTTGTCAAAGATCTTTTTACCAAATTTGTAAATAAAGACTTTGCCTTCATTCTCAGGATTGGAAGGATCTTCTACTACCAAAATATTAGCCCAATAATTTAGGCGTCTTTTTTGTTTACGAGCAATCTCTTTGTTTGCCTCCACACCAGAATTCCATAGTTCAGTATTAAGTTCTGAAACAGGATCTTGCTTGTTAAGAGTTGTGAGAGAGTTCTCAATATACCATTTTCCACCAGGGCCTTGAAAGCCATGGTTGAAAACTCTAACCCAGGGTACACCAGTATCTGTTGCACCTTGAGACAAAGGTAAGAATCGAATAACTGAATATCCGTTACCTGCTTTATCTACTGTGGGTTTCCATTCCCTGTCATCGCCTTTCTTAAAATTTGATTTAGGGTTTGAGATTTTTTCGACTTCCTTCATTAAGTTGTCGAAGTTGCCTCTTTGTTTTCTGAGGTCTGAAAGTGTATTAAACGACATATTTTTTCTCCGTATTTGCGTTATATTAGCGTTGTATTAGCGTTGTATTAAGTGACCCATGTCCCCGAAGGGACATGGATTTCCAATACTTATTTTCTCCTAAGAGAATTAGTACTAGCAATTTTATTTATAAGAGTTAGATGTTTGACATGTAACTTTTTGGTATTCACAATACCTTTTAAGAAAGGTGTATACCGTTTAATTAACATACATGTATCTCCTATAATTAAATCGCCAATATAATCATCTAAGAACGGTTGTAGTTGGTTTAATATAACCACGCTTTCTATTGTTATATGTTTACCTAACAACAACCTCAGTTCTATAGGATGATCGTTATCAGTACTCATTAGAATTTGATCTGCATTATCTATTGTATCCAGATCTTGTCCAAATGTGTATCCAATTTTGTCTCGCCTACTTATCCAATCTTTGAATATTTGTTGGCTACTTATTCCATAAGGCATGCCACATCTTCTATCACCAGCTACAGCGTTAGCAACAGACAATGCTACAAATTCAGGTTGTTTGAATTTATCACATACCATTTCAAACATACCAGGCAGTCCTTGTTTAGATTCAAATACTTTATATGGTATATTAATTGCTGTACCATACTTGTATTTGTCTTTAAAAGCATACGGCCACTTCTGCATATCATACTTGCTCCAAAAATGTTCTTTGATTGCAACATGTATTTTATATGCTTTGAAAGGCTCCACTATTCAAAGTCCTCATCTAAACTTAATTCTTTATTTTCATAATCTATAAAAGTGGATTTACCTATATGTACTAATTTATTCTCATAATCCATACCACTTAAATCTGCATATTCTTTTAATGTTCTTTTGTTACCTATACCATATTTGTCTGTAACTTTGCCTTGTAGAACTCTATCTACTTTTTTAAAAGATTCGTTTATAATTTTTTCTTTTTCTTCTGGGTTGCCGTCCCAATGTAATTCTCTTTTTAATTCTATTTCTTCTGTATTGTACCAGTGATATAAAGGCAAGTTAGGTACATGCACCATATCATAGCCATGTGTAAAAGATCGTAAAGCAAGTGTTGCTTCTTCTCCGTTAAAATATATTTCTTTATCGTATGGAACTTCTTCAACCCATTTGCCTTCTGTAAATATGCCTCC